GGTTGTGGTATTGGTATTTCGCAAGAACCAACGACAGGTATTGATGTTTATTTGGGAGAATTAAGCACAACTTGGTCATATTATAATAATGGTAATGTATATAACAATGATTCTCAACCAATAGCAAATTATGGTGATGCTTATACAGCAGGGAATGTTATTGGTATAGCTGTTGATATGGATAATAATAAATTATATTTTTCTAGAGAAGGAACTTTTCAAAATAGTGGCGACCCAACAAGTGGTGCTACTGGTACAGGTGCGATAAGTATTACTGGAGGGGTAGATTATTTTTTAGCTGCAAGTGATGATACTGGAGGTGCTACAACTTCACGATTTATGTGGAACTTTGGACAAGATGGAACTTTTTGTAATGGACGAACAGCACAAGGTAACACAGATGCAAATGGATTTGGTAATTTTTATTATAGTGTACCAAGTGGATATAAAGCTTTGTGCACAAGGAACTTAGGGAGTTAATATGGCAGCACCAACAATTATTAAAGGCGAAGAACATTTCTTTCCAATAATTTATTCTGGAAATGGACAGGGTCAAAGAGTAGGTAATTTTATACCTTTTACTGACCAAGCTACTATTGCTAAAAGTGTTATGTATAATGATGGTGATAGTCCTTATTTAACAAGAACTCAAGAAAGTGGTTCAGGTGACCAAAAAAGAAAAGCTACTTTTTCATGGTGGTTTAAAAGAGGCACGAATTATGGAGCAGAAATGATACATGTTGGGTCAGCTCCTTCAACAAGATTGTTAGCACGATTTGACACATCAGATAGATTGGTGTTTCGTTTAACTAACGGAACTACAGAATATCAAAAAGTAACAAACATGACATTTAAAGATTCTTCAAAATGGTATCATTGTGTTTGGGCAATTGATGTAAGTCAAAGCACAGCTACTGATAGGTCAAAGGTATATATTGATGGTCAGAGAATAACTAGTTGGAGTTCTGATAATAATCCAGCACAAAATACAGATGTTGTAGGATTAGCTGATGGTACAACACAAAGAATTGGTTGTGGTGCACATTTTGTAGGACAAATTTTTGACGGATATTTAGCAGAGTTTAATTATATAGATAATCAAGTATTATTACCTGCATCTTTTGGTATTACTGATACCTCAACTGGTCGTTGGATTCCAAAAACTGTTGAACCTTTTCCTACAACTACAACTGATATTGCAGTAACAGTTGTAAGTAGTGGTGGTAATAAATATGCTCTTGATGGAGTAACACAAGGAACAGTAACTCTTATTGAAGGTGCAACTTATAAGTTTGACCAAAGTGATTCTTCTAACTCTGGGCATCCATTAAGATTTTCTACAACTTCAGATGGAACACATGGTGGTGGTTCAGAATTTACAAGTGGTGTAACAACATCTGGAACCCCAGGCTCAAGTGGTGCTTATACAGAAATAACAGTACCAACAGGAACAGCTACATTATATTATTATTGCACTAATCATTCAGGTATGGGTGGCACTGCTAATACTCAAGACCAGTATGGTTCAAATGGATTTAGATTACAGTTTCAAGATAGTTCAGCATTAGGTGATGATACTAGTGGAAATACGAATGATTTTACATCTAGTGGTTTAACAGCATCTGACCAACGAACTGATACACCTACAAATAATCTACCTATAATGAGACCATACAACCCTAGTTATTCTCAAATATTATATGAAGGTAATTTAACAACTTACACAAATGGAACCAACAAAGGTTATCCTATGCCTTCAACTTTACGACCTAGAGGTTCAGGTAAATATTATGCTGAATGTAGAGTTAGTGGTGATGGAGGTGGTAATACTGTAGACCT